GCGTGAGGAAAAAGCCGACAGCCAGCGCCGAATGGCGTGGGTATCTCTTTGCAGCATGGTGGTGTATTCACTTTTACCGTTGCTGCCGATCATACCAGAGTCTCGACTGTCTACGCTCGCCTCCCTCAGCGATATGCTGTTCTTGAGTCAGGCTTCTATTGTTGGTCTTTATTTTGGTGCCACAGCTTACATGGCTAAGAAATAATGTGGCAGGCTGCTCTGGGCCTGAGCATCGCACTAGCTTTGACAGGCGGAGCATTTAAACTCTACGCAGACAAAACCGAAGCCGAAAAAGAAGCAATGGCCTCGCAACTACGCCAAGCCGCTGACAATCAACTTGTCTTGGAAACAAACATTACCTCACTAAACACTCAAATTATTGAGTCTGAGCAACGACAACAACGTGTTCTTGATCGGGTAAATGAGCTTCAGCTTCAAAACGACAAGGCTCAGGTTGAGGTGGCCTCTATCAGAAAAAAGTTCGCAAGGCACAATTTAGATGCACTCAGCTTGAGGAAGCCCAAGCTAATCGAGAAGATAATCAACAAAGGCACATCGGAGGTTTTAAATGATCTGGAAAATATTACCAGTCTTAATCCTTAGTGGTTGTGGCCTGATTGGGTCAAAGCCTTATGTACCAGAAACCAAAGCTGTAGAGGTTGTCACGGTAGTTCAACCAGCAGCGGTATACCATCCTGCACTACCAAACCCCATAAGCACCTCGCCAGTCGAGTGGACGGTTTTGACTCCAGACACCATGCAGGAGTACCTAAATGACTTAAATGAGGGTAACGCGCCGACCAATGCTTTCTATGGACTTTCTACAAAAGGTTATGAGAATCTTTCGACAACGATGTCAGAGATTAAACGCTATATCAGACAACTACAAAACATCATACAATATTACAAATCCTTGGACAAAGAGGTTGTTGAAGATGCGAGTGATTAGCAACGAGGGCATAGCCCTAATTAAAAAATTTGAGGGGTGCGAATTAGAGTCGTATCGCTGCTCAGCCGATGTGCCAACACTAGGTTATGGACACACCCGTGGCGTTTCAGACGGCGACACCTGCACCCAGCAAGAAGCTGACAATATGCTTGCGGATGACCTGCAAGAGTTTGAGCAATACGTCAACGACTTGGTTAATGCAGATTTAAGTCAAAATCAATTTGATGCGTTAGTGGCTTGGACGTACAACCTAGGGCCAACCAACTTAAAAGCATCAACGCTGTTGAAGCGTTTAAACGAAGACGATATTGCCGATGTTCCACATCAAATTAAGCGTTGGAACAAGGCTGGCGGTAAGGTCTTAGATGGCCTAATTCGCAGGCGTGAGGCCGAGGCTTTACTTTTCCAAGGAGAGCCTTGGGAAAATGTCTAAGCCATCGCTAAAAGACTTTGAGATCCTGAGCGAAAAGGATCAGAACGAGGCGCTTGCACTGCTGTCTCGATTCGATCAGATGGACAAACAAGAAATTTGCCAGAACGACTTTATTGAGTTCGTAAAGCATATGTGGCCTGAGTGTATCTTAGGCCGTCACCACAAAATTATTGGCGAGAAGTTCAACAAGATTGCCCAAGGCAAGCTCAAGCGGTTGATTGTTTGCCTTCCGCCAAGACATTCTAAGTCTGAGTTTGCAAGCACCTACTTCCCTGCGTGGATGATGGGCCGCAAGGGTGACACTAAGATTATCCAGAGCACTCACACGGGCGAGCTGGCAATTCGCTTTGGTCGAAAGGTTAGAAACCTAATCGACTCGGACGATTATTCTCACATTTTTCCTGACCTACAACTTGAGGCTGACAACAAGTCGGCTGGTCGCTGGACTACAAATCAGGGCGGAGAAAGTTTCTACGCAGGTGTCGGCGGTGCTATCACGGGACGTGGCGCTGACCTTCTAATCATTGATGACCCTCACTCGGAGCAAGACGCGCTGTCGCCTACTTCTATGGATGCGGCTTACGAGTGGTACACATCTGGCCCCAGACAGCGTTTGCAGCCCGGCGGCATCATCATTATTGTAATGACGCGATGGTCGGTCAAAGACTTAGTTGGCAAGGTGCTCAGAAAGCAGGGAGATGAACACGCAGACCAGTGGGAGGTTGTAGAATTTCCCGCAATTATGCCAGATTCAGATACACCCCTCTGGCCTGAGTTCTGGAAGAAAGAAGAGCTATTGGGTGTTAAGGCATCGCTGCCAGTGAGCAAGTGGAACGCGCAATGGATGCAGAACCCCACCGCTGAGGCTGGCTCTATCGTGAAACGCGAGTGGTGGCGCAAGTGGGACGAGGACTTTGTGCCTGCATACACTTACATAATTCAGTCATACGACACAGCGTTTTCTAAAAAAGAAACCGCTGACTACTCGGCTATCACTACTTGGGCAATTTTTCAGCCGCCCAATACCGATACAGATCAAATTATTTTATTGGACGCAAAGCGCGTCAGGCTAGACTTTCCAGAGCTAAAACGATTAGCTTATGAAGAGTACAAATACTGGGAGCCAGACTGCGTTTTGATTGAAGCCAAGGCATCTGGCACACCTTTGACCCAAGAGCTTAGGCGTATGGGTATTCCAGTCACAGCCTATACACCAAGCAGAGGCCAAGATAAGATTGCGCGTATGAACAGTGTAGCGCCGATTTTTGAGTCGGGCATGGTCTGGGCGCCAGATGAAACATTTGCTGAAGAAGTTATTGAAGAAATGGCAAGCTTTCCCTTTGGTGAAAATGACGATTACTGCGACTCCAGCACGATGGCGCTTATGCGCTTTAGGCAGGGTGGATTTTTAGCTCTCAGCAACGATTACCCCGAAGAGGCTGAGTTTTTGAGACGTGACAGACAGGTATATTACTAATGGCAATTGAGAAACGCGGCTTAGGCACAGAAGACAATCCAGACGTGATGCCTATGGGCAGTGCTATGGAAGTTGAGCCAGAAATGACTCGAAACGATGAAATTCGTAACGCGGCACAAATCTTGGTCACTGAAGAAGACATCTTAATTGATGACGAGATTGACGCCCCTGAGCCAGAAGAATCGCAGATTGATTTTAATGCCAACCTTGTTGAATTTATATCTGACAGCGACCTCAGCAAACTTGCAAGTGACGTGATTGATTCAGTTAAGACCGATAAAGAAAGTCGTTCTGATTGGGAAAAGACCTACACCGACGGTTTAAAATATCTGGGCATGAAGTTTGACGAGACAAGAAGCCAGCCGTTTGCAGGCGCTTCTGGCGTTGTTCACCCCATACTGGCTGAGTCTGTCACCCAGTTCCAAGCTCAGGCTTACAAAGAATTACTGCCAGCCAAAGGCCCAGTTAAGACTGAAATTATTGGCGCTCGCAGCCCAGAATTAGAGATGCAGGCTGACCGTGTATCGCAATTCATGAATTATTACATCATGAACATCATGCAAGAATACGATCCAGAAATGGATATGTTGCTGTTTTATTTGCCTATTGCTGGCTCTGCGTTTAAGAAAGTTTATTTTGATACAGCTCAAAGCCGAGCCATGAGCAAGTTTATTGCTCCAGAAGATTTGATTGTACCCTACGAAGCATCTGACCTTAGCAGCGCCGAGCGAGTTACTCATGTTTTAAACATGAGCCGTAACGAAATCAAGAAGCAACAACTCAGTGGGTTTTACTCTGATGTTGAGCTAAAGGGTGGTAGCGTAAACGTCAGCCGTAGCGAAGTAGAACAAGAAATAGATGAGATTGAAGGTGTTGAGCCTTCGTACAAGGAAGATCGTGATCGAGTGGTCTACGAAACTCACACCATTTTAGACATTGTTGGCTACGAAGATTTAGGCGAAGACGGAGAGCCTACAGGCTTAAAGCTACCTTACATCGTTACGGTTGATGAGCAGTCTAGCAAGGTGCTTTCTGTGCGTAGAAACTACGTTGAAGGTGACCCGCTCAAGAATAAGATTAACTTCTTTGTTCAGTACAAGTTCTTGCCCGGACTTGGATTCTACGGCTTAGGTCTAAGCCACATGATTGGCGGCATTGCCAAATCTAGCACCTCAATCCTCCGACAGCTTATTGATGCAGGCACACTGGCTAATCTACCAGCAGGCTTTAAAGCTCGCGGTATG